GGCAATATTGACGACTGGAACGCCGGCAAGGTCGAGCTGCTGCTGCTCCACCCCAAGAGCGCTGGTCACGGACTAAATCTTCAGCACGGCGGTAACAAGATCATCTTCCTGTCTCTGCCGTGGTCGCTCGAACTCTACGAGCAGACCATTGGCCGGCTGCACCGCTCCGGCCAGACGCGCGACGTGTGGGTCTACAACCTGATCTGTGACAAAACTATTGACGAGAGGATCATGCAAGCGTTAAAGGATAAAAGATCTTTAGCAGAGGTGGCGCTGGATGAACTATCGAGAACTGCATGAAATCATCATGGATCTGTCGGAGACGGAACTCCGGCAGATGCTGGAGGAGGAGCGCCGCGGCGACCGCCGACGCACCTTCATGATCCGCCTGCACCAGCGCCTGTGCGCGCTGCGGGCGCAACGCGAACGGGAGGAGATCGAGCGTGTCTGTGCAGCAAACTCTTGAGGATCGTAACGCGACGCACGGCGACTTTGCCGACCATGCGCGCGCGACGCAAATGCTGAAAACGGTGATCCAGAACCAGCCGGGCTGGAAGAACCTGAACGCCATGCAGCGCGAGTCGCTGGACATGATCGCCCACAAAATGGGGCGCATACTGGCCGGCAACCCGAGCCACGCCGACCACTGGCACGACATTCAGGGCTACGCCAAGCTGATTGAGGACCGGCTGTGAACAGAGTGAGCAAATACATCCATGTCCGCAGCGGCATCTCCTGCGGCCCCGGCGACGGGCGCCGCGTGCTGCTGTCGTTACCGCGTGTGGAGTGGCTGGAGCGCCAGCCGGACTACGTGCCGTGGCCACCGCTCAAGGAGCCGGAGCCGGAGCCTGTGCCGGACTTCCAGCCGACGCGCTACGACCTGCGTCCTCATCTGCGAAGTCATGAACTGTCGCAACGCCAGCGGGACGCTTGGGCGCTGCATCTGGGCGGGGCGTCGAATCAAAAGATTGCCGAGTGGATGGGCTGCACGACAAACGCCGTCGGGAAATTGTTGGCGCAGGCGCGGGAGAAGCAGGGGATCGGACTCGAATGAGCATCAAAGGCGTCGGCAAAGCCGGTCAGCACAACGTCTTCATCCTGACCGACCGCGAGAAGCAGGTCTGGGAGATGCGCAAGACGAAAAGCACGAAGGAAGTTGCCGCGATCATAGGCACGTCAGAAGCGAACGTCCGCAAGCTGTTTGAGAACGCGAGAGACAAGATAGGAGCGGGTGGTGACTGATTGGCGCGAAGAACTGGTTGAGAAGATGGCTGACGCAATGTTCGCATCTGACGAAAATGGGGCGTTAAGGGTTGACGTTATGGCCCGCGCCGCACTCGCGGTCGCTGAGCCGGTGATACGGGAGGAATGTGCGAAGGACGCAGCGGCGATTGCGAAAGAACATCTGACAGACGCCGTTGCGCGGATTGTCGCAGCCGCCATTCGGGAGGGAGGGAATGCTTGATCTTGTAAAAGCCTTACGAAGCCGCGCGACTTGGAAAACTGCGACAGGCATTACCGAGCCGCATGAGCATATTGATTGGATGGCGGCGGACGAAATCACCCGACTGCGGGAGGCTTTGGAGCCTATATCCAAGATAAAGGCGTTCACATGTATTTATGAATGGGTTCCGGTTGAGGCGCTACGCGATGACGAAGAGGTTAATGTCAAACTAACCGGCGCTCAAATCAAGAAAATGCGCGAAGCCGCTATTCGGGAGGGAGGGAAAGATGACTGAAGCAGAACGCGAAGAGCTGATTAAAAAGATGGCGAAGTATATAGCCTGTGCATCGAGTTCCGAAGATGATCCGACCACTGAATGGTGCGATGAAAACTGGCCTGCACACGAGAACCAAGCCCGCGCCGCACTCACTGTCGCAGAGCCGGTGATACGGGAATGGTGTGCGGACATTGCGCGAAATAAGGTGCTTACTTCTGAGGATTGCTGTGAAGCGACTGGCGCAAAAATCGCCGCCGCTATTCGGGAGGGAGGTAATGATGACGATTGAAGAACTGGTGAAGCAACTGCGCAGGCTTGATTATAAAACCGATCTGGATGAAGCCGCCGCCGACGCGCTTGAAAGGCAGGCGAAATGGCTTGAAGGTTTTGTGAAGCACTCCGATGAGATGGCTATTGCGTTATCAAGTGAGGCGACACGGGGTGAACATCTGTTTGTTGAAAACAGCCAACTACGCGCCCGCATTGCGGAACTTGAGGAGCGTGAAGCCGACGCTTTGCGGGGAGCGACAATACTCGCCGTCAGCTTGGCGGAGAAGCATTGGCCCGAGAATACGGACTGGCGTCCTCTGGACGAAACCGCAGGCGTCATCACGCAAATCAACAATATGTGCGCTGGGCTAGGCGCCCGCATCGCGGAACTGGAGGCCGTTCACACAAAAAAGCAAGAATGGTTGTGGGCAGAGGAAATTACCCGCCTGCGCGAAGAAAACGCGCGGCTGCGATCAATCCTTGCGACGAAGATGCGCCCACCATTTGATGATGATCTGGCTGGCGAGCCATATGCAGCCAAGGATCGGCAGCCAGAGCCGGGCGGTCTCGGACGAGTTGGTCAGGTCGAAGGCGGGGGAGAGGATGGCGGCGCCTGATATAAGCGCGGTGATCTTCTCGTTGGTGGTCTCGAAGAGAGCCGAAAAGAAATCTGAAAGGCTCTCCTGCTTCATTTGACCCACCCGCATTTAAGTGCAATTCCGACCGCGTTGTGTTCCTTGATCTGGGCAATCGTCGGCTTCGTGTCGTGCCTACTATAATATATAGCGCGGGCCGTTGTACAGAAGTCAGTCGCGGAGAAACGGGTCTCGCTCGTCGATTGACACGCCGTCACGAACGGTAGCAGCGCGAACAGCTTCGCGAGCCGCCACGGCAATCTGGGCGTCGCGGACCTGTTTGTTGAGAGCGTCAAGTCGTTCCTGCACACGGCCCGCGTCCACCATCTTTACGGCATACAGCCACTCGAAGATCTTGCCAGCGACCGAGAACAGGCCGCTGACAACCGAAAGGATGGCGAGGATCACCGCGTCCCGCCGGTCACGTTCCAGTCCTTGGCCGCGATCAGACCGATGGCGACCAGCGCGCCCTGAAGGTCTTCCCAGTTGATCGACTTCGTCTGCCAGGCGTTCCACAAGACCGTGAGCAGCGCGAGGATTCCGGGAATTGTGGTCATCCAGTTAGTCAACATTTCGGCACTCCGTATAGTTGGGCCTTACCTGTTTGCATACCACCTTCTGGCGTAGCCGACCAGAATTCTCGAACCCTGCGCCCTCAACCGAGCAGCCTGTGAGCAGCGCCGCGCCCCAGAGCAGCAGCGAGAACACCGTGGACCAGATCAGAAAGCGCAAGGTCTCTTGGATCATGTCTCGATCTGCACGTGCGGTCCGTCGACAATCGACTTCCAGTAGAGCCCGTAGGTGATCTTGTTCGTCAGCCCGAGCGCCTTGGCCGCCGGCTTGAACGCCTTCTCGACGATGATCTTGTAGTCTTTCAGATCCCACGAGACCTTACCGCCCGGCATGGCGACGAAGTCGATGGCCTTGCCGCGGAGATGGTAGCTGTTCATCGTGCGGCTCTTACCTGTTCGGACGAGATAGCGCTGCCGCTCCTTCGTGCGCAGGCCCTCAGTGACCTCGAACGGGATCGGTGAGATCTCCCGAGCCTTCTTCGCCAAGGCGATCAGGTTGGCGTCTACGCCGCGCAGGCGGCTGATCGAGGTTGCGTTGAGCTTTGTCATCGTGCCATCGCATTCTGGTTCTGGGATTGAGTCATGATATTGACCGCACCGATAGCGCGGCGAGACCGTGCCTCGGGCGTCAACGGCGCGCGTTCGCCGCGAATCTTTGCAACGCCGCTTTCTGTTCTCTTCTGATATTCTTTGGCCTTGGCAATTGCGCGGTTAAGCTCGGCTGGATCTTGCATCATCAAACCGATTTCAGTCGCTAGCTTTTCGTCGATCTTACCAAGAGTCCGTTTGACGACCGTGTTAGCGATAGTCCACGCGCGGTTGAGGAACGGAATATTAAGCCCTGCCGATATCTTGGCGGACGCCAATTCCTTCGCACTTTCCGAAGCCGCGCGTCCAAACGCAGCCTGTTCTTTGGCTAGCTGATTACGGCGGAACTC